AGGCAGTCAGCCGCGAAGGCCGGCCGCATGCTTTCCTTGAGCCATATGACCTGACTATCGTGGTCGATCCGGGCGCGATATCCGTCGCTCGCGGCAACCGCGGCGGTGACGAGTACAATACGATACGTCACGCACCCGATAGTCACCCTCTCGGGCACCGCGTGCGTTACGAGTTGGGCCAACGGAAGTTCGCGTTCATTGAGCATCTACTATCCCTCCAGTCGCAAGGCGGCGCAAACGCGCCACCGGAGCATCACGAGGTTAGAGTCGTTTTCAAGGGTGCAATCAAAATGTTCGGCGGTGAGCGCCCCCTCGCTTGGGTGATCGTTCAGTGGCTGGGCGCCTGGGCGGTGGAGGTTCATGACAAACGCCCCGAATGTCTTGAGCATGCGCCATTCGTTTGGATAGCGTAGGTCGTCCACTACAACGCGGTAACCGCTATCCAAGATGCGGTCAATATGTTCCGCGCATAGATCCGCCCAGATGTCCGGGTGAATGATGCCGCGCCCCCATTCCGTTCCTAGAGTTTGCATGACTACGCGGGGCGAGATGGCCCGGTAGGGGGTGATGGCGCAGGGGGTTTCCTTCAAGTCGCCGTCCACCATGTCGTCGAGCTTGTGGCCCGCGACGCCGCACGCCTTGAAGAAGGCGCGCGTTAGGGCCTTGACAGGCGCCGCCAGCTTTACGCTATGGTATCCATGATCGCGTAGAATTGAAGCTACTTCAGATTTGCCGCTTCCCATGGAGCTTGCGCACAGCGCGACTAAACGGGGAGCTTCGTAGGGTGTATCCATACCGGAGATGTAGGGTGCCATAATCTTAATTCTCCCGTTACTGGGTTGAAGTCGGTAGCGCGCAGAATTCTAGCACAGCGCGCATTTGTGATAGCGTCCTCTATAGTCCTACCCTTCTCGATGTACTTTGCCGCAACAGCCTCCCAGATGTGGGCAACGTCTCCAGCCGCCCCCTCGATCAGAGCGGCCGCGCCTTTAGGGCCAACTCCGGGGCAACCGGGGTAGCCGTCCGTGGGATCCCCCTGTAACGTCTGCGTCATCCAGGAAACGAACGCAGCGAACTGCGAGATCAACGCGGGGCGCTGCATCTTATGCGGCAGGAACACCCGGGCCGGAATGGTCAACATGTCCTTGTCCATAGACACAATGACGAACTCGGCGGGGGCGCGAGATGCGTAGATGCCCATTACGTCGTCGGCTTCTAAACGAGGCAGCGTCAGACACTCGTAGTCCTGCTGAAGCGCGGCCACTAGGGGCCAGTATGTAGGGGGCTTGGCACTAAGCCCGGTGGTGGCGTCTACTTTGCGGTTGCTCTTGTACGCGCCGAATATGGAGTACCTGAAGGACGATCGGGGCGCTGGATCCGAGAAGCACAGGATCACCTTGTCGCAACGCGCGCCCTTGACCCAATCGGCAATTAGGAGCTGCGCGGCATCTACAGCCTCGTCGAGAGTACAGGGGGCCTCCGGGGCCTCGAATCCCGGAGCTTCCCAGTCAATGTTAGCGCCGCGTGTGGATGCCGCGCGGAACACAATGATATCGGCATCGATCAGGGCGGTCCTCATGGAAAGCGTCGGCGGTGCGCCGCGTTTCCGGCCCATCGGGCGCGGTGGGCAACGCCGGCTGCGAACTTGTGGAGGCGGTGGGCGGCGCCCCCCACGCCGCGCCAGAATGCGGCGTGGGCATCGTGTGCAAGGACGGGGACGGCCAGCCAGAGGTGGCGAAGGGTCCAGTACATTAGACACCCACCCCGAAGCACGCCTTGATAATCGTCTTCACGGCGTCGAGAACCTCCGGGCGGACGGTCGCCATAATCTGGACAAACGCCTCGGGAGCCAAGTCGCCCAAGACAAGGCGCACATACGCCACGGCCTCATCGACGTCCCGGATGACGGGCGCAATGTTTCCAAGACACGCGTGGTCACTCAGAATTTTTACAGAAGTGTTCATTTCGAAATCCTCTTTGTTAATGGGTTTCGGACCAGTTGGCCCCCGTATCAAACTTCCCGGAGAAGGTGCACCGCAACTCTAAGCGCTCTCCGGCCGCCTTTATGCATACTGCAAACTCCGCCCCGACCCGCCGGGCAATCTCGAGAGTGCGCGCCTCAATTTGCACCTCGTCATGGACATTCGCGCAGAACGCCCAGTCGACGCCGTACGTTTCCCGATTGATCGCGTAGAATTCCGCCGCGGCCAGCTTCATCAACACCGCGCCGCCGCTCTGGAGCAGGGTGTTAAGCGCGGAATAGGCCGCACGGATATGCAAGCGGCGGCCGTCCACCCCCGACACCCACCCGTCAAGCTGCACTTTGTTTAGAAGGGCGAGCTTCAAATTGCGGAAGCCGGCGATACCGGCCTCCACGCGGGAGCGCGCGGCTTTCCCAAGGGCGCCTAGGGTTCCCGGGGGCGGGGGCTGCTTGGCGTCGGCCGCGTCGTTGCGGATGATCTTCCCGAGCTTTTCGTCGCCGGCCCCGTAGATGAGCGCGTAGATCAACGTCTTCGCGCTGTTGCGCAGGTGCAAGCTGGTAAGCTTGCGTGTCACGGAATGCGCATCAGTGCCGTCCGCTTGCTTCCCCTCCACGATCGCGCGGGCGAAGGCGCCGCCGTCGTACCGGCCCAGGTAGTGCCCGAGCATGCGCAGTTCTAGGCCCTCGGCGTCGATCCCCACCAGGACCCAGCCGGGCCGCGTCGGGACCCAGCAAGCGCGCATCGCTACGGCCTTGTCCGCCTGCGCAACATTCGGGCGGGAGTGCGTGCAACGTCCCGTAACGGCGCCGCACGAGTTGATGTAGCCACGCACAACGTTATTAGAATCGACGTGCCTTAGCCAGCCGCCGCCGCCGCCGGCGCGAGGTTCGCCGTCGAGTTGCCCGATCAGCTTAGCCAAGCGGAAGTATCGAGACAGTAGGGCCGCCTCGGGGAAGGTGAGAGTAGAGATGACGGCCTCGTCGATCTTAGCAGAGCCGTGCTCGGTGAACTGAAGCGGCTTCCAGCCATACTTAGCCTTCAACTTTGTCGCGATATGCTCGCGGGAAGCCGGATTGAACTCCACAAGCTTGACCTTCGACAGCGCCGCGCCGGCCGTGCGGTTCTTTTTCGGGTCGCTGCGCTTGGGAACTAAGGCGCCGCCAGGAACATACAGCGGACCGAATGCCGCGATGAGGGCCTCGGCTACTTCGTGGCGCTCCTGCGTATAGGTTCCAAGCGCGTCGCGTGCGCGTGCGACGTCCAGGCCGAAACCATTGCGCATCGTCAAGGCGATCACCCAGGCGAAGCTGTGTTCCACCGCGAGCGCGTCCTTGCCGTGGTTTTTCCAGACGGCAAAAGCCGCGCGGAGATGTGTGTACAAGCGCTCCAGGACGACGACATCTTGGATAGCGTAGTCCCGCATGGGGGCGTCAAGGGTCTGGAAGTCGCCGGCATAGGCGCCCTTGGGGCACCCGAGCGTAGCACCCCAGGCCTCTAGAGAGTTCTCGCGGCGCTCGGGGTCCAACAGCCGCGCGGCGACTAGGGTATCGAAATGCCGGGCCGGGTCCAGCGCCATGCCCAGCTTGGCGAGAGCGAAGATATCAAAATTGATGGCGTTGTGTGCCACCAGCAAGTCGGCACTGAGCAACAGCTCGTGGCCGGCGCGGATGGTGCCGGCCGTCCCAAACTCGGGGTTGTCAGAATATACACGGACATCCGCATCCTCGCCCAGAACCTTCGCAACAAGCAAGTGTATGCGGTCCAGGGCCGGAAGAAGGCCATTCGTTTCCAGATCATAGGCTACGATGCGCATGCCGTGTCTCCTTCGGTAGGGTGTGAATTAGCGGCGTGCCTGCGCCAGACGGCGATAGAACTCCGAGACCTCTCGCAGTTCCCACCAGCCGGCATCCCCCTTCATTCGGGCGGCGCGGCGCGACACTACAACTACATTTCCAGGCACGTAGCCGAGGCTGGAGTTAAGGCGGCTCAAGGTCGGCGAGTCGTTTAGAGGCCCGCCCAGCCGCATCGGTGTATCAAACACCGGGCATCTCGCCGGGAAATCAAAGTCGTACAATTGGATGGTGAACTCCATGCCCGCCGCCAGAGCGCTATGTTTCTTGCGGGCGAACATCCAGAGGCGTTCGGCCGCAACCACGGGGTCGTCGGCCGCAATGGATGACATCTTTCGCCACCTGTCATAAAAGTTCGCGAGTGCTTGCAGCGCCTCGCGGGTTCCATTCGAATTGGTTAGATCCGCGCGGAGCGTCTCCAGTTGGGCGTCGGCCTTCAGGGCTGCATCACGTTTTGGCATGGGCTTCCTCCATCCGTTTGTAAAAAAGGGCAAGGGCTTGTAGTTCGGCGGCCGACGCATCCGACTTCATTCGGTTTGCGCGCATTGATACCACGACCACATTTCCCGGGACGTATCCGTATCGTGGGTTGATGCGATCGAAAGACGGCGCGTTATCCCGAAACCCACCGAGCTTCAGTGGTATTCCAAGCGCCGGACAGTGCGCAGGCCAAGAAAAATCATCCGGCCCAATAGTGAACGCGATCCCGAGATTTTTCGCGCTCGACTTTTTTCGCGTGTACGCCCAAAGTCGTGGGGAGGCTTCTTTCATCCTGGCTTTATACTTGGCGCAGCGCTCGCGGTCTTTCTCTAGGTTCTCGGCTCTACACTTGGCGCGGTTCGCGCGGTACTTCTCCGGGTTCTCGGCTCTATACTTGGCGGCAGCCGCGCGGTACTTCTCTCGGTTCGCGTCTCTACACTTGGCGTAGTACGCGCGGTTCTTCTCCCGCCGCGCTTCGGCCTTCTGGGCCGCTTCATATGTCAACATTAACTTCTCCTATTTGAGCCACTGGGCCATCTTCAGTATCCGCGAACGGCACTTCCGCGAGGCGCCCGGTATTCCTGCTGTAGCGTAGGGCCGCACCGATTCCGGTGATGCCCGCATACCTATTCTTGAGAACGCGCAAGAATGTCGTATTGCGCGCTTCTTCTGTTTCGGCCTGTTGATTGCGCTCCAGCCCGATCACCGCATGCGACAATTGTCCAATTGCAGCAGAGCCGCGCAATTGGGATAGGGAGGTTTGCCCGCCCTCTTCGTGGGCAATGCCTTTGGGTCGGCTCAAGTGGGACACAAGTAGCATCCCGCAATTGACCTCTTGGACCAGGGACACAAGCGCAGTCATTGTAAAATCAAGCATGCGCCGTTCGTCGCCGTCCAACTCCATCCCGGACACGACGATAGACAGGTGATCCAGAACAAGGAAGTCGCAACCAAGCGCGCGGACCATATAGCGCATCTTGTTGAGCAGGTTCGGGCTGTCTATCGATCCGAAATGGTCGTAGAAGAAAACCCGCCCCGTTCCCAGAGTGTCCGCGA